GCTTGCGCTTTCTCTATGACTGCGCTGCTTACAAGTGATTGGCTACGAGAATTCCGGTTTCCCGGATTCATTCTGAGCTTCGAAGAACCCATTCGACTTCTCGGGGCTCCCTACCACAGTTGCCGTCGCTGAATTTTCTTTACCTTGCCAGTTTTGCTTTGTCTACATTCTTTTGAGCTTGTTCAGCCTTCAAAGCTTGTCCGAATAAGCATTGTGGTTCGGATAGCGCTTTCACGTCTATCTCAAGGAATCGCGTATCCCTATCGAGTCACCCTAATGGTACGACCGCTTCTTTTGGCAGAACCCGGTCCGGGTGACGCGTCCTGAACCATCTGGACGCTTGCCGCTTTCTTCCACCTTCTCTACCTTCGGACGGGTCGGCCCTCCGGTAAATCTGCATTCTGTCAGTCATCGACCTTTCGGTCTCCGCCGTCCGTTTCCAATCTGTCGATTTTCTTCGCTCGTCTCCGGTCTTACGACCTTTACCGCTCGCTTCCAATCCGTCGATCTTCTGCGTTCGTTTCCAATCTTTCGATCTTCTCCGACCGCTTCAAGTCTTTCGACTTTCTCCGTCCGTTTCCGGTCTTTCGACCTTCTCCGTCTTCCTGCAACTCCAACCTTGCGGTTGGTAGGTTTCTGCACCGGTGCAAATCCGGACAAAGTCAATTTCGACTTTCACATGAAGTTTCTAACCCCCTTGTTACCAAGGAGCAAAACTTCTCGTTAACACAGTACGAGTATTCTGTCGTCGGATGTTTCCATAGAAGCCATTGATTTGGCGACTGGATTCATCAGATTTACTACTCAGATGCATCACTACACGCTGGGCTTCAATAGCCAGCGAGTGCATACGTTGCGGGCTCGTTAGAGCTTTGCAATTTTGTGCATGATAGAGTGCAGCAGAGTATACAGAATCATGGTCTAATGCTTTCTTGATCGCGCGTTGTTCGAGGGTGTAGAAACTTACCCCTTCCCAACCACGTTTCTTTTTAGCATGAGGTGCTTGGATGTCGACATGCGTTGCTACGCAGACGAAATGTCCATCACCGTAACCATCTGGACCACGTAATTTGAGGAAGACCGGGTCAACCAGCTTTTTAAGGCTGAGATACAGGGCTTTATGCCTAGGGCTTTGCAAGCCTTCGGACATTCTCCACAAATGATTACACCACCCCATGAGGGTGGCGTTCGTGGGTCTCCGCTTTATAAAGAGCGGACGTACTAGTTTACCTAAGTACCAATCACTCCCACAAGATTCCCGAAAGGGGCCTCTATGGAATGATTTTTCACGGTTCAAAGAGAAACCAAAGAAGGTAAGGATATCTTCTAAGGTACCAAATGCTGCTTGCGGAACGATTATATCGTCACCGTAAACACTCACGTCGTCAATATCGAGTTTTAAAAACTCACATACCGACAGAGAGAGAGCGTAGAAGAGTAAACTCTCTAGCTCAAATGTAAAGCCGTTACCCATTGAAGAGAACTTCTCGAAAGAGTAGTCCTTGTTTTCATATGAATACGACTCACATCTGCATTTGCTCAGCAATTCGAACCAGGGTAGGGGTAGCAACTCTAGCACCGTACTATAGGAAATAGTATCCGATGCCGCTTTCAGGTCAATAGTCGATAGGGTGTCCGTTATGGATCCCTTCTTCGCTAGCCTTTGATTGCGCTCTTGCGAGTTTAAGTTACATCCCGCGCTCCGCAGACGTTTTCGCATATGCTTTCCGATTCCCATCTGAACTGAAGAGTTCATTAGGGGCTCGACACATATTGCGCGTTCTGTTTTTGCGTTCTTAGGAACGAACCCTAGTGTACTTCCACCAACAATTTCTGCTTGGCAATAAATGCTAGCATTAGGTGTAGGTATACACTCTGTAGAGTGTAGCTGTGCCCAGCTTGGACAACTGTCCAAGACTTCCGGGACCAGCTCACGAAGGTTTTCTGTAAATGTTAAAGGACTTCCAAGTTTGGAAACTACTGAAGTGTTATTATCAGTAAGTCCAACGTTTTGTCCTGGGCCAAACCGTATATCCAATTCGTCAATCGACGGACAAGGTCCAAGGATACGAGCAATTTTACGTGTAGCACGCGCAGTTAGCGCGGCCATCACGGGCTGGTCTTTGTAGACTGCCACTCGGTCCTCGAATTTCTTGTTAGTTTCATAACATTGGATTTCGGCTTGAATGAAGCTAGCTTCTGCCGCCTTCCGGGTATTTATTCCGGAGGGCATGAATTCTGCCTTTGAGAATAACTTAGCACACTCATAATCCTTAAAGAAGGATAGTGGCGAAGTGTATTCTTCGGGGCGGAAGTCAACGTTCAAGTATTCGGCGTAAGCCTCGTACTTAAGACGTAGATAACATCCTAGAGAACGTGGAGAATCCACGGACTCAAAGAAAGGGACAGAAGCTACCACAAGCTGATTAAAACCTAGCTGTGGACGAGCGGACCGAAAGGTCCGTTCCAAAGTGAGTTTTTCACTTTTGTTCATTTACATGTACTCCAATGCTGTTAAAGAGAATTGTACTTGCGCGCTCAGAAGAGCACAAATAGCTGTAGAAATATAGCTACTAAAGCAAGTACAAAATCAATTATGCCTTCCATGTGTGAAATCACCGCAAATTAATGCGGTAAATCCATATCACGGATGAGGCCCTTAACAGCAGTCTCGTTGATGGCGTCGGCCAGCATTGCTGCCAGATCATAACGTTCATCATATGTTGCACGAGAAGGTATAATGACATCCAAATTGGCTGTCAGAGTATACGCAAGCGTGGGTCCGGGAGTAATCCCGTTCACGCCCGCACTCAATACCTCAAGTACAGGTAGCTTAAGACGCATACTGGCCTTATAGTTACCGTTAGTGCCAGTTGGCACGCGGTTCCCAAGGGTAAGTTCCGGCTGACCAAGATAAGTGAGCTCCGCATCATTGCGGTAAGTCACAAGGTCTTTCGAAACCACTTTAGGGTTAAAAGTACGATTAGTAGCAGCTGGAGTGCCCCCTACAGGGGTTTCTGCTGCATCTGTTAGTACGATAGCTGTAACATCAGCCATAATGTCTACTCCTTTGTAGATAGTTAGAAAATTGCCCTAAGTAGAGCAATAGCTGAAGTGGTATGGGAGGTCGTAAAGATCTCACCAGCACTTTTACTGAAACGTAACATTCTAGTAGCGTCAGGAGGACCTGCCAACACATGTCGGCGAAATTCTTCCAACGTATAGTGGAACCTTTGATCAAGAACAACAGTACCATACCGTTGTAGATCAATAGAACCAGTTACGCTCAGGCGTTCGGATTTGCTACCTCGAATAAACTTTATGCCTTTCATGGCGTCAAGTGAATCGATGTACGAACCCACGGGCATGAACCAATCCGCAATAAAACTGAAGGGAACAAGTTCCCATACAATCTCAAGCGGGTTAGTTAAGCCTAGAGCTGCTAAATCTCTTAATTCCGGGTCAATGACCTGGAAATCTGCCTTATATCCAACAGCACCCCGACAAGTCGGGTCGCCGCTGTAGACAAGGGCGGCTTCATACGGTCCAGTTGTCGCAGCAAGATGTTTAGTCTTGCGTACGCGCACCTGGAGATCATAATCAACCTTTTGCGTGAGACTAGCAAAAGCTTCACCTGCAGCATATGCGTCAGCCAATAAAGGCTTCCATCCATACTGCAATTCAAGCCATGCCGAAGCCACGAATCGATCTACCCGTTTGGAATTACGCGTATTTAAACTGCGCTTGTAGCCATGTTTTCTACTGTACTTCTCCAAGCCTCGCAGATGCGAGGTGTCGGATTGTAGTCCTAGATTTCTAGCTACTCCACGGAAATCGAGTCTTTTAAGTGACTTCAACGCTCCTGCCATACGGCTTGCGGTATGTGCTATGTGTTTAAAGGTCTTGCGACCTTCACCCACTGTCACACCGAGGTTCAAATCCAAGCTGTCAAGCTTTGAATAGAACTTCTTTACTGCAAGAGCGTCTAAATCACCCAGCATATCCGGATCCTCATAGAGTTTCTGGACACCTGGGTAATAAGCACAGGTCCGATCTTTTGGACCTGTCCCACCAGTCGCAACCCCTAAAGGGGCCGACCATTTCATGTGGATCGCTTCATAAGGTTGTTCAGGTAATGGAAAGCCATTGGCTTTCAATTCCGCATAGTTTGCTGTAACAGCACGATTACGAGATTTTACATTCGTAGAAGTTAACTGCCACACATTTTGTGCGAAAACATACCTGACGTCATTAACAATTGTTTCTGACGCCATGAACAACCTCCCGCATGGTTAATCGAACAGTAGGAGGATTAAAAACTTCGATCAGGTCTACTTCGCAGTCTTCACAGACAGCTAAGAAGTCATTAAGATCGATCTCCCACTCTTCAAAACAGAGGACTAAGACCTGACCATCACGAAGCAATACTTTCGGGGTTTTAACACCGTCGATAATATTAGAACCGATTGCAAAATCGACTCTATCAAGCGTCGTAGTGGTCATAAATGTGTCCTCTAGGTACTAGAACTTCTACTGACAGGATGTCAATAGTAGTAGGGGAATGAATCCCTCAGAGCCCGCGGAAGCGGTTTTAGTACGGATCCGCCACTTGTCCCCAGACGGCTTTTCTCGGTTCCATCTTCGTACACTTCGGCAACAAATCGGCCTCGCTTACGCACCCTCGAATGTAGTGGGCTGTACTCTGATGAAACGCACCGCTGGTTCAACCGCATGACGAAGGGCAGGAATATTAACCTGC